ATGGCACTCTTCAGCAAGAAGGAGAAGGCGCCGGCGCAGCCGAGCGAGAAGGACCTCGCGCGCGATGCCGCGCGCGAAGAAAAGGCCCGCGCCAAGGAAGCCGCCGCGCAAGCCGCCGCCGAGGCGAAGGCAGCGCGGAAGGCTATGCCTCTCGCCGAGCGCGAGGAAGCCAAGGCGCGGGAGAAGGCCACCAAGAAGGGCGTGGACATCGAGGGTGCCCTCTGGGTTGGACACGACCTGCAGCCCAAGGGCAACCACACCGCCACCCTCGTCGTGTTCCCCGACCGGGTCGAGCTGCACAACCACGGCGAGACCGCGAGCATCCTCCGCCAGGGCAAGGGCGTCGAGGTCGTGCCCATGTCCCAGGTGACGAGCATGAGCTCGTCCAAGGCCTTCCCGTTCACCATCCTCACGATCACGGGCGCCGGCGTATCCCTCAGCTACCGCGGTGGCGAGTCCGTGCACAACGCGCGCCAGGTCATTGACAAGGCCCGGGCGGCGCTCGCCGGGGGTGCCGACGTCGAAGAGACCCACAGGATGGGTGGCCTCCTCGTGCGCCGCGACGAGCGCGTCGAAGGTGCTGCCGGCGTGGCTCCTGCGAACAGCGAGGACCCGATCGCAAAGCTCAAGGAGCTCGCCGGGCTCATGGCCGCCGGCGTCATCACGGAGGCCGAGTTCGAGGCCAAGAAGACCGAACTGCTCTCCCGCATCTGACCCCGGAAACGCACGAAGGCGCCCCCACCCCGCCGCGAGGCTGAGTGGGGGCGCTGCGTTGTCGGGTGCTACTGGCCCGGGCCGAGGTCGAGGCCGGTCCCCGGGATGGGGTCTGCCTCCTCGGTCGTATCGGCGGTGGGATCGGCCTCGTGGCGGCCATGGGCGGCGGGCACCGGGACGGGGGCCGTGCTCTCCTTGGGCTTGGCGATCCAGCCGCCGACCACGGTGCCCGCGATGGGCAGCAGGAGCGTGAGCGCGTCGCCGACGTCATCGGGCAGGGTGACGCCGGCCAGGGACAGGAGCCAGCGGAGGAAGAGTACGGCGGCGGCCGCGACGATGGTGCCGGATGCGGCCGCCTTCGTCACGGGGCCGACGGTGCGTGTCTGAGCCATGGGGATCACTTTCCGTTCTGGGTGTTGAGGTACTTCTGCCATGCGGTGATGGTCAGGGTCTTGGGGTCGCCGTCGACCTTCCCGGCGTAGAGGTGCTTGGAGGCGAGGAAGCGCTGCATCTCGACCCAGAACCAGTAGCCCGCGCCGCCGTCCACGCGCAGGGGCGTGCCCTTCTTGACGCCCTTCGCGGCGAAGGGGGTGGCCTCGTAGTAGCCGAGGGACTGGAGCCACGCCTGCGTGTCCGTGACGGTGAGCTTCTCGAGCTTGCCGTCCCAGCGCCCGTTGTGGCGGGCGCCGATGGCGTGCATGAGGATCTGGTGCGCGCCCACGGTGAGCGCCCCGAGCTTGCCGTCGGTGTCGAGGTCCTCGTAGTCCGTGGGGAAGCTGGTGGAGCCGTCGGGGGCGTGGGTCTTGGACTGCGGCGCCACAGGCTTCCCGGCCGGCTTGGACGCGGCGGGCTTGGCACTGTGCGCCGGGGCCGGCGCGGGCGTGCCCTTGAGCTTGGCGGCGACCTTGGCGACGGCGGCGGCGGAGGCGTTGATCTCGAAATGCATCGGGTCGATGATCGAGAGGTTCGCGGGGTAGTCCTCGCCCCAGCGGACGACGCCGTCGAGGGTGCCGGTGAGGTAGGCGTGGACGGTGGACTTCTGCGCGGCGGTCCACGTGCCGCGCTTGCCGCGGGGGTGCTGCATGGCGTTGACGTCGATGGCGGTGGCAGACGCGTGGTTGGAGTAGCCGGTGGTCTGGCCGCGGATGGGGCGGACGTTCCAGCCCCATTCGTCGGCGCCCTGGTCGAGGTCCTCGACGTGGGCGTCGAGGAATGCGATGAGCGCGGCGAAGATCGTGGCGACGTCGCCGGCGCGGACGCGGCCGATGATCTTGGGGATGGTGGTGAGCTGGGGGCCGTCGGCGAGGATGACGGTCCACCCGTTCTGGGATGTGGACATGGGGGTGCCTCCTGGGCATGCGAAGGCCCCCGTCGCGGGTGCGACGGGGGCCGGTTGGGTTATTGGTCGGGGTGACGGCGGGCGTGCGATTCCTCGTACGCCTCGATGCGCCACGTGGGTGCTGGGGGTGGGGGTGGGTCGCCGCGCTCGATGTGCTCGGCGACGGCGCGGCGCCACTGCCGGTAATCGGACAGGGTCTCGTGGGCGTCCCGGATCGTGTCGTCTGCCTCGCGGGCCTCCTGCTCGGCGGCGAGCCGGGCGGCACGGTCCTCCTCGCGGAGGGCCTCGGCGGTGGTGACGCGGTCGCGCAGCTCGGTGACGTCCTTGCGGTAGATCTCCATGAGCTGCGCCGACGAGTCAGCGCTTGTTTTCTTCCGCGTCCCCACGTACGTGAGCACTCCCGTCACGAGGATGCCCACGAGGCTGATGACCGCGACCCACACGCCCGCCGGGATGGCCGCGAGGATGTGCGCCAGGTCGTCGGTCAGGTCAGCCGGTGCCGCCGTGGGAGTCGGGGGCACCCGTGTCACCCCTCCGTCGTCGGGGATGCAGGGAGGTCCTGGATGGCGGTGGCGATCTGTTCGTCGGTGACGGCGGCCGTGTCGACGGTGCCCTCGACGGTGCAGGTGATCTGGTCCGCGCACGCGTTGGTGACCTGAATGCGATTGGGGCGGGTGTCGGTGACGCCGAGGATCTCGAATGCCATGCCCAGGCGCAAGCTCCAGTTGTCGTCGCCGTCGAGGGCGCGGGCAACCTTGAAAAACGTCGACCGAGTGAGGGGGGATTCGTCATCCATTTCAGGATTATCCTTTCCTATTTGGTGTAGGTGATGCGCAACTTCGACTTCGAACCATCGAGATAGCCGTAATGCGAGGCCGCGGTTGAGGTGTCGTAGATCTGGATGCCACGGATGGTGCCCGACTTGATGCCCGCCCACACGGACGACGGCAGCGTTACCCACCGGCCCTCGGGCTTGGCGAGCTTCTGCGTCTGCACGATCCCGCTGTTGGTGGCATACGTGCTCGGCTTGGATGTCGCCCCGTGGGTTCCGATGGACAGCACGCCGCCAGCGGACGAGTACCAGTGCGACGCGTACACGTACACCTCGACCTTCTTGACCGTGGCGCCAGAGAGCGTCGCCGTCACGGAGGGGAAACCGATCAGTCCGCGCATGTTGTAGCCGACACCCGGCGGGCGCCCTTGTGCGACCTTGACGCCGGAGATGCCGGAGTTGAGGCCGTTGCCGTTGCCCACCCAGTACGTGCCGTACCAGTTCGACGCGACCGTGGTCGTGTACTGCTGCTCTGGCGGTGGCTTGGGCGGCTCGGTCGGCTTGGGCGCTGGCGGCGTGGACCCGTTGGATCGGAATCCGGTCCGGTCCGTGCCGCGATCATCGGAGATCAGGCCCATGTCCTCCACGAGGGCACGGAAACCGCCACCGTTGGCGGCGGACCCGAAAACGGTGAGGGTGCCCGCGGAGGCCTCAAACGTGAACAGGTAGTACACGTTTCCGCCGACGCTGCTCAGGTCGTAGAAAACGCCGCCCATGTCCATCATCATGGAGACGCCAGACTGATTCCTTACTGCTTTCGTCAGCATCAGGTCAGCGTCGGTCATGGTGGGGCGTGCCCCGACTTTGCGATAGATTTTCAGGTACCCGTACGTACTCGTGCCGGTCGCGTAAACGGACCACGGGAGCACGGTGATTTTGTAGGCCCTGGAACTGACATTGTTGTAATTCAGTTCCAGGATTTCAGTTTCACCATTGGTGGTGGAGACGCTGGCCATGTTGCGGTAGGCGCGTGCCACGGAGCCGAGGGGCATGGCGTCCAGCCACGCGGTCCTGTCAGTGGCGCCGGGGTGCACGTCCACGTGGCCCTGGATGTTCGCGCCGACGAGGGCGCGCCCGTTGACGACCGGCCCGAACTCGCCCGGATAGGAGACGCCGAGCGCGGAGGGGTCGAGGGGATCACCGTTGAACAGCACGGCGCCGTTGAGTGACCCACCGTCCTCCACGGACAGGGACTTGCCTGCGATGGTGCCCTGGTAGTCGATGGTGGCGACCTGCTCGGGTGCGACACCGGTGGGGTAGACGATGGAGCCGTCATCCGCGACGGTGGCATCCTCGGAGCCCCAGATGCCCACGAAATCCACGCCGCGCCCGGCCGTGATGGAGAGTGTTTTGTCGCCTTCGGGGGACCAGACCTCCAGGCCTGCCGGGCTCATTTTGATGCCCGTGGCGTCGTCAGCGTCCGTCTGGATCGTCGTGCCGGTGATCACCCTGCCGTTGATCGCGTCCGCGATCAGGTCCCGCACGGCGAGGATCCCGAGCCAGAGCTTGTTGATCACCGCCTCGTCGATAGTGCCGGAGAGTGCCACCAATTTGGAAACATCCAATTCAAGGAATTGGCCCACCTTCGCGGACAATTCCTCAGAGGCGGTGATTTTGGGGGCAGTGACGGAGCCGTCTGTGATGAGTACGGCGTCGGCGGCCCGGACCACCTTCGGGGGTCGCATGTACCAGGGCTCAAGGCTGGGGCTGGCTACGTTGTTCGCGAAGTAGATCGTGGGTCGGGGCGTGATGTAGTGGATGCCGTCGGGGATCGTGAAGAGGCCGCCGACCGTCGTCCACACGCCCACGGGGAGGCCGTTGAGGTTCGTTGTGCCGGAGGCCTGGTTGTTGTTGGTTCCGGTGCGGGAGGTGTAGCAGTAGACGCGCATTCCCGTGGTGCCGGTTGACACCGAGGAGCCGGGCATCACTTCGTAGGTAATGCGGTAGGTCTCGCCTGGATTGACGGGGATCATGTATTCCGGCCTGAGCTGGCCGAAATAGCACGCCATGTTCGCCGCCGCGGCACCACGGGGCACCGCCTTGACCACGCGGCGTGCAGCGTCCGTGGGGTCCACGACCTCCGCCGACCCCGTGCCGCCGTCAGGTGCCCACCGCACGGCCCCACCCTGTGGTGTTTGCAGGTTGTCGTCCGGGTAAAGGTTGGCCATGGAGCCGACCTGGAGGAGGTCGGTGGTGATCTTGTTCGAGGCGAAGATGCCCGCGAAGAGTTGGTTCACCGCTGCCACATCGAGCGTGGCGTTGTCGCCGACGAGCTGACTCACGCGAAGCTTGATGAAATCGCCCACTGCCGCGCCGACCGACTGCGCATCCACCTGCTGGGCTTTGACGGCACCGTTCTCGATGAGAGTGGAGCCGACGGCCTTGCGGATGGAGATGTGCCCGACGTAGACCTGGCCGGTGAAGGCCTGCGCCGTCGCCGGGAAGTAGACCGTCAAGATCGGGCTGATGTAGTTGGTGTTCGCCGGGACCGTGAACTGCCCGCCCACCTTGACCCACTGTCCCTTGGGGAAGGTCGGGCTCACCGAGCCGGTGGGTCCGATGAGCGGGCGGGTGCCGGTCTCGCCGTTGGCCGTGGTGTTTTCGGCGTAGCCGTAGATCTGGAGGTTGACACCTGCGTAGTCGCTGTTGGCGACGTTCGCCAGGCCCGTCAGACCGTCCGTGGAGTACACCCACGCGTAGCCCTCGTACACCTCTCCAGGGACCACGGGAATGAGCTTTCCCGACCGTAGTGACGGGAAATAGATCGACATATTCGACGATCCGGTGGCATTGCTGGACTTGGCCATACCCTGCTTGTGACCGGGCATTCCCGCCGCAGTGGATACCTGCGTGGTGGCATTCCAATACGTGCCGCCACCATCGAAATAGGGGTCGGGCACGAGCTCGCCGGGACCGATGAGGAGCATGTCTGCCTGGACCTTGCCCAGCTTGGTGTCCACCTCGGCGCGAGCATTCTCGATGGCCGTGTCGATGCCAGGCAGGCGCACGGTGGCGAGGTTGTCGAGCGCAGCTTCAGCGTCGGCAATGTCGCCCTTGGCGGCGTCGAGCCGGGTGGACAGCTCCGCGCCCGTCTGCGCGACCTCCTGGCCCACGGCGTCGATACGAGCATCCGCGGCGACGAGATCCGCCTCGGTCTGCGTGAGGCGCTCCTGAGCAGCCGCGATGTCCTCACCCGCCGTCGCAAGATTCGTGTCGAGCTGGGCCATGGCTTCGGCGACGGCGGGGTCGTCGATGATCGCTGCGACGTCCACGAGCACGGACGCAGACGGGGCGGATTCCTGGCCGGCCAGGGTGCGCACCACGAGGCGCACCCACCACACGCCCGCGTCGAGGGCCACGGTCATGGCCCCGCCCTCACGCGCCGTGATGACGCCGGCGAGGGTCCCGGCGCCCGGGGTGAAATCGGCGCCATCATCCTGGGCGTCGTCCTCCACCGGGGAGTCCGGGTCGTCAGAGACCACACCGCCGGCCGGGGCCACATGCACCTCGACGTGCGCGAAATCCGCCGGCGGGGTCGGGGCACCGGAGTACAGGCCGGTGTATTGCACCCACGCCGCCCCCGAGGCGCCCTTCACCACGGGTGCGTCCGGGGTCGCCGGGACCGGGCCCGACGGGTATTGCACCGTCGCCGTGCCGTCACCGTTCGCGGCCACCCGCATCAGGACCTCGCCGTCGTCCCCGAGCACCTGGATGCCGCGGCCGCCGTCGATGGCCGTGTTCGTGGCCGGGGTCGCGCGCGCCACCTTCTGCACGGCCTTGTCCAGGGTCGCGACCTGGTCCACGAGGTCCGTGAGCGCCCGCAGATCGGGGGTCTTCTTTGTCATGCCATCTCCACCTTCAGCGTCGCAATGTCTGTGGACCCGTCGAATGTCCGCTCGGTCACGCGCACCCATGCATCCACGTCGATGCCGCCGGGCAGGGTGCCGACCACACGGATGAGATCCCCTACGCCGTACTGGGTCCACCGGGCGTAGGGGTGATCGGCCACGGTCAGCTGGGAGAGCTGCACCGCGCCCGGGGGCTGGATCTTCTTCAGCGCCGCCGCGGACTTGGCGGCGACGAGCTGCTTCGTGCGGGCGTCCTGGTCCGCGATGACCTGCACCCGCCGCACCCGACCGCCCGCCGGGACCGCAGCGGATTGGCGCAGCGTGGACGAGCCCTCGCCCGCGCCCACGACAAGGACCTCGGTGTAGGGGACGGCGCGCGCGAGCTCCGGCGCCGACGTGACGTTCACACCGATCTCGAAACGGAGGTCATCCCGGCGCGGGCCGGTGCCCTCGTCTCGGCACACGATCCGGTGCGCCAGGTCATCGCCCGCCCACACCGTCTCCTCGAGGTATTCCACGCCGGCCGTCACCACATCGGTGACGACTTGGCCGAGGTCTTGCGTCTGCCACCACGTCAGCCCGTACGGGTCCGCCGCCTGGTCATCGAGCTTGGATAGGGCGTCCTTGGCCGCATCGAGTGCGGTCTTCGCCGTCGTCTGCGCAGTCTGCGCGGCCTTGTACGCCGCGTTCGCGGCCTTCCACGCCTCGTACGTCGTCGCAGCCGTGTCCTTGCGCACCCAGGTCTTCTTGGTACGGTCCCACCCGTGAAACGTGCCCTCCGGCGAGGGTCCGGCGTGCTCGGACGTGTTGACCCACACGACCTTCGCCTGGTCCTTCGTCGGGGCGCTCTTCGACTTCGTGACGGTGCCGATGTAGGTCATGCCCGCGTCGTGGAAGACGTGCACCCACAGGCTCTTGACCTCTGCGTTGCGGTCCAGGTCCACCTTGTGCGCCGCGTCGTAGGCCTTCTGCGCGGACGCGCGCTTGCCGTCAGCGGCCTTCCACGCCGCCGACGCTTCCGCGCCCATGGTCACCTTCGAGGAGCCCGTGATGGTGACGCCCAGGGCCCCGTTGGGCTGGGACTGCAGGTGCGACCACACGTAGGCGAGCACGCTCACGGCGGGAGACTCGACGTAGGACTTCGTGGCGCCCTCGTACGGCATCCCCGTCGGGTACATTGACACCCCACCCGCGGACACCTGCGTGCTCGTGAGGCCGGGCTTGACCTCGTCCACGATGCCGGCCTGGATGATGTGCCCGGCATCGTCCTCGACCACGAGGAGGGCGTCCCACTCGCTGATGAGCGCGCGCCCGTCCTCACCCCGCCGGGCCGGGTAGTCCACCGGCACGGTGATCTCGATGGCGCCCGGCCCGGAAAGAGTTTCCGTGGAGGACACGGCCGTGGCCGGCACGTCGTGATCCAGCCACAGCTTCGATACCGGCCGCATCAGATGCACACGCACAGGGGTTCTCCGATCAGTCGGCTTGCAGGTCCGTGTCCGGGCGCTCCAGGAAGCGGGCCTCGATCACGAGGCCGGACATGCCATCCAGGGACGTGAGCCCCGCCGTCGAGGCGGAGGCGACGTTGCCGCGCAGCACGATGGGCAGGCGCACGCCGCGCATCGAGGCGGGCAGGGCCACTTCGTCCGCCACGATCAGGTTGGACCGGTACACGTTGGTGGAGCCGGTCGTGTCGTACTGGTAGGCCTGGGTGTACGTCGTCGGCGTGGCCGAGCCCGCGCCGGGGCCGTACGCGATCCAGACCGCCCCGAAGGTATTGCCCGCGGCGTGGCGGACGCCCAGCCATTCGGCGGTGATCTGCATGCGCGTGGCCCACGCCGGGACGTCCGCGTACCAGAGCCCCCCGTCGTCCTCGCCGCCGACGTTCGGCCACCACTCACCCGCCGGATACGCGCTCTTGGAGTTGAGTTTCAGGTCCAGGCCCGTGTTGTCGGCGGCGATGAGCGGGCGCACGAAACGCACCGTCTCCTCACGCGACATGGCCACGTGCCGGACGTCGGTGATCATCGCCTTGGTGATCGCGCCCGTCGAGGCGGGGATGTCGATCCTCGCGAGCATGATCGCCGGGTAGCCGAGATTCAGGCTGGTCACGTCCGTGAGGGACGCGGACACGCCCTCGATCACGGTGAGCTTGGCGTAGTCGTACGTCTGGGGTGTCGCCGGGGCGGCGCCGGCCATGCCGGTGTCGTCGATACGGCAGATCACCGCGTCATGACGGCCCCCGCCGGACCCGGTGGGCCGGATCGTCACGTTCGTGCTCGTCCGGTTGCGGACGACGTAGGACTCCTGCGCGGCGCCCGCGTACGTCGAGGGGATCACCGCGCCGCCCGGGCGCACCTGCACCGAGCCCGCCGGGACGCTCTGCGCGACGACGCCCAGGGACGCGGCACCGATCACGCCACGCTCGCCCCCGGTCGCGGCCCACGCCACCGTCCGCGCCGACGAGCTGGGGTGAGCCACGCCCGGCTGCTCCAGGAACCACGGCACATTATCGAGAGCCACGAGGCTCCTCCTTCCGCCCGGGCGTCCGGGCACGCAGAAGGCCCCCACCAGCGTGGGGGCCTTCAGGGTTGGTTAGGTCCTCCCGTAGGGTCCCGGGATGTACACGGATGCCCGACAGGGCCCTACGGAAGGAAGAAGAAATGGACGATCAGCGCAGCAATGAGGTCATGCCGATCACCTCAGACCTGCAAGCGCGGTTCTACGGGATCAAGCACTTGCGGTTCTTGGACCCCGATCAGGGCCCGGATGATCCCGAGACGTTGAAGCTCGAAATCAATCTCCTGAAGGTGCTCACGACCGAGCTGATGCAGGCCATCATGCGCTTGGAGATCCAGCAGCGGACAGGCAAGCTAGTCGACCCGACAGACCTCTACGGCGACGAGCTATTCAGGCGCGACATTTGAGACGCGTCAGGACCACAACCCTCTGATTCCATCCTGACCACGGCGGACCTGCTCGTCGAAATCTTCCGGCAGCGGGCGCGGTCGCCGCGGCTGGAAGTTCAGGGCCTCCGCCGCGGCGGTCAGCTCCTCGCGGACGATGGCGCGGATCGCCTTGACGGCGGCCGGGGTGAATCGACTAGTCAGGAGGGGCTCGCTGATCTCCAGGGGCTCGTCGGCACTGGCGTAGGCGCCGGTGACCTCGCCGGCCATGGGGATGTCGGCGTTGGTGGTCATGGTGATTCCTTTCGTCAGGCCTGCATGGAGGTGTAGGCGTCGCGCCAGTAGATGACCGCCCGCGACGTGGCCGTGGGGTCCGTGGCCCGGTAGGACCACTCGGAGCGGCCGGCGGGGACGACCATCTGCGACACCCGCGTCCGACGATCCAGACGCCCGGCCACCGACCCGCCGCCCGGGGAGAGCGTCACCGTGGAATCCCAGGCCGAGATCGTGACGTACTGGTCGTACGCCAGCGTCCCCACGTACCCGACCGTCTTCCCGGTGTCCGTCGTGAGCGTGGGGTTCGTGCACGGCCCGTAGAACCGCACCCGCGCCGGCGAGCCCAGGTCGCCGGCGTTCTGGATCACCCCAGCCCGCGACTCACCCGACGCCACCGACATCAACGGCCCCACCAACGGCGCCCGCAGGCCGCCCAGCACCGCCGCCGCCGCGCCGATCGACGTCTGGTGCTCCGCCGCGCTGTAGTGGACTGGGTCGAGCTGCGTGAAGGCCAGGTCGACGACGCCCATGCCGAGCGCTGTCGCGAAGTTCGGCGACGGCCCGGCATACGATCCAGGCCGGCCATAGACCCGGGACCACGAGGCCCCGCCGTCCAGCGAGTAGTCCAGGGGCGCCGACGCCGTCGAATTCCGCACCGTGGTGGCCTTCCACGCCTGCTCCAGCCTCGCGGCCTCCGACATGGCGGCCGGCAGGTCCTCGACGCGCTTCACCCTCACGGTGAACTGCCACTGTGAGGACCCCAGCAGATCCCTCGAGGGGAGCTGCCCGTCCCGGCCGAGCCGATCCGTGTACTCGGAGCGGAGATCCGTGACCGGCGGCGTCCAGTCCTTCAACACCAGCGGGGCGCCACCACCGATGGTGACGCCCCCGAACTTGATCAGCACGCTCTACCTCCTGCGTCGTCGTGCATCGAACGCGATGGCGTCCACGAGCTCCTGCGTGGAGTCCATGCCGCCGGCGTTGATCGTGACCTTGTCGCCCGGCTTGGGCATGACCCGCGCGAGCTCCGCGGCCAGCATCCGAGCATCCGCGCGCGACAGCCCGGACGACGCTGCAATGGCCCGGGAGCGGTTCGCGTTCCGGACGGTCTCGCCGCCCCGGAAATTGATCAGCTCCGGGCCCTTCTCGCCGACCCAGTGCAGGCCCGGGGCGGCGTTCGAGGTGCCACGTTCGTAGCCGTGCCCGTGCCCGATCGCGGCGAGCATCCCCGTGGCCCCGTAGCGGTCCTTCGCGTAGTGGATCGCGGCGAGGGCGTTGTCGTAGGCGTTGAAGATGTCCCCGTGGCCGGGGAACTTGTTGGCGGCGAACGTCGGCGGGATGACCTGCAGCAGGCCCATGGCACCCATGCCCCTCGCGGAGTTGATGTCGTGGACCTGCTGACGCGCGGACGGGTTGCCACCGGACTCCGTCTGGATCTGCCTCAGCCACGCCGAGACGTAGTCCTGCGAGGTCGGCAGCCCGTTCGCGGCCAGCGCGCGGGCGATCACACCCGACCACTGCCCGCCGCCCTTCGCCGCCCCGGTGAGGTACGGCATGGGGTCGACGGCCGCACCGATCTTGCCCTTCTGGATCTCGAAGTGCAGGTGCGGGCCCGTCACATGCCCCGTGGAGCCCTGGGCGCCGATGGGGTCGTGCTGCTTGACCTTGTCGCCGACCTTGACCTTGAGCCCGTTGGCGGGGTTGTGGCCGTAGTACGACCAGAACCCGTTCATGTGATCCACGAGGGCGCCCACGCCGGTGCGGCCCGGAATGAGGTTCCAGCCGGCCTTGACGACGCGGCCGCCTGCAGCCGCCCACGTGGGACCGCCACCGGGCGCCGCGAAATCGACGCCGGCGTGAGGGTACTTCCCGCGGGAAGCCCCGAACGGGGACGTGACGACGCCGTTGGTGGGCTTGATGAACGATCCGCCGCCGTAGGCCTCGAAGTCCTCCACCGCGCGCGCGATGGCTTCCTTCATGGTCTTGGCGATGATCGATGACCCGGCCGGCCGTGCGAAGCCACCCTGGCCGCCGAGCTGGCCCGTGTACTTCGACGCGATGCTGGCGCCCGTCTTGCGGATCGCGTCCTTCGAGTCGTAGAAGATACCACCGTCAGCAAACGCCTGCGGATCGTCCGTACCGAGCGTGCGCTTCACGCCGGAGACGCCCCCGTGGCGAGCGGCCGCGTTGATCGCGTCCACCCACCCGGTGCCGAGCGCCCTCGTAGCCTCCGGGCGGAGGATTGCTTCGCCGCCGGAGAGCTCCAGGCGCCCACCCGTTGGCGACACGAACCGATGGACGTCCTTCCCGGGTGTGTACCCGGGCAGGACGCCGCCGGTGGCGAACTTCGCCGGTGTGCCGACGTTGACGTTGTAGTCACCGTAGGCCCGGTTGACCTCCTTCGAGAACGCCGCAAGGACGCCGATGAGCAGGTTCAGGGCGCCCTTGAAACCGCCTTGTGCCTGGCCCATCTGGTCGACCATGCCGGCCCGCATCGTGCCAATCTCCGCGACGCCCTGCGAGCGCAGGGTGCCGAGCTGGGAGAGGCCCTGCGTGCGGATCGCCGAGAACTCCGTGCCTGCGGCGGCCCGGAGGCCGGCCATCGTCGACGTGGTGGTCTTCGCGATCGCCACCCACGTCGACGCGGACTGGTCCCGCATCAACGCCATGGACGTGCGCGTGTCCGCGGCGCGCGCCCGGTTGCCCTTCACCGTGTCCGCCGTCTGCGCGGTCTGCGACGCGGCGGTGTCCTTGCGGATCGTCTGGAACGCGGACTCGGTGGACGCCATCAGCGCCACCATCGCCGTGTCCCAGGCACCCGTGAGCGGGGCGGTATCTGGGGCCTTGACCTTGTCGACCTTCGGCGGGTCGATGGTCCCGACGACGCCGCCGGCGGCCATGCCCTTGGGCTTGCCCGGCATCCGGGACAGGGCCTCGGCGAGGATCTTCCACGAGCGCGCGGACCCGTCCAGTGGGATCCACGCTTCGTCGACGTCCTTCCGGTCCCCAGCGAAGCGGATGTCGCCCGGGGCGACCATCTGAGCGACCTGCATCGTGTGGCCCGTGACGCCGCCTGCAGCCATACCCTTGACGTCAATCCCACCGGCGGCGCGCCATGGGCCGGGGCCTTTGCCCTTGTTCTCCGTCCCCGTCACCTTCGCTTTGAAGGCCTGGTAGTCCGCCTGGAGCTGGAGTTGGACCTGCATCTTGCGGGCGTAGACGTGCTTGTCGACCGCGTTCTCGAATGCTTCTTGACCCGAAAGCGAGAGGACGGTCTCGACCTCGTTCGGGGTCTTCAGGTACTGGTCGTTGAGGGCCTGGATCTGCTCCTTGGAGAGCTTCGCCTTGCCCAAGACACGGTTGAGGGCGTCCTTCTGCTTCTCGTACTCCGCAGCGGCTGCCTTCGCCGCGCCTGCGGAGTCGCCGTCCGCGACCTTCTTGTCGTAGACGGCGATGGCGGCCGCGTTCATCTTGTCGGCCTGAGACTGCATCAGGTCGTTGAGGCGGTCGCCAGCGTCCGACTGGGCCACGGTCGTGCCCTTGAGACCTGCGAGCTTGTCGTTGAGCTCGCCCGACTTGTCCCGGGCATCCTTGAGGAAGCCAGCCAGGTCGCGTGTTGACGCTGCGGCCTTGCGCTGCGAGTCCTCGAGCGTGGGTTCCTTGCCGGCCAACGCGTCCATCGCGTCCTGCAGCGCGCGGGCGCGCTCCTCAGCCGTCTTCGTATTGTCACCAGCGACCTGCACGGCGTCACCGAAACGCTTCTCGGCGCCCGTCGCCTGCTCCGTGGAGTCCTTGAGACCGTTGGTGACCTCGATATCGGTCTTCTTGGCATCCACGGCCTTGGCCACGGCGTCATGCTCACCGTCGAGGGTATGAATGAACCCGTCGTGAGCTTTCGAGATGCCGTCCATCTCGCTGGTGTGAGCGTGCGCGGCGCCGGCGGCGTCGAGGTCGGCCTGCTTCTTCGCCTCGACGGCAGAGGTCACGCGCTCGACGGCGTCCTTGTTGCCGAGCGCGTAAGCAGTGACGTCCTGGTAGGACAGCCCGTACTCTTCGAGCTGCTCCTTGGAGACCTTGCCCTGGAGAGCCTGGGCCTCCATGGCGATCGTGCTGTTGGTGAAGGCGCCAGTCTGGTCGTCCAGGGTGGACGAGAGCTGCTCGATCTTCTGCTTCGCCTCGGCCTGCTTCTGCGCCCAGACGGTGATGGCCACGGTGGCGGCGCCCAGGGCGATGCCCCAGGGCCCGCCGAGCACGCCGACGAGACCGCCGAGTGCGCCGCGCAGGCCGGTGCGGACGCCCTGGCCGACGGCGCCGGCGGTGAGGCCGAGCGCGGCACGGAAGTCGCCCATCGAGCTCGTGGCTCCGGACATGGCGCCGCCCCAGTTGCCCAGGGCAGAGGGGATGCGTCCGATGGCGGTCACCGCCGGCGACAGCGCACGCTCGATTCCCCGCCCGAAGTCGGGGAACAGCTTGTTCAGGGCCAGGAACGTGCCGAAGACCGTGATGGCCTTCTTCACCGGGTCAGGGAGCCCCAGGAAGCCGTCCACGAGCGGGCCAATGACGTCAGCCCCTGCCTCCAGGCCAGCGGCAACAGCCTGCAGCACCTCGGCGAACGTGACGTCCAGGGTCTTGACGAGCTCCTTCGCTTCCGGAAGCAGAGGCGAGAGGGCGTCGAGGATGTCGCCGAGCGCGTCGCGCAGCTCGGGCGACGCTGCGGCGGCGGCACCGATGGCCACCGGGATCGGCCCCAGCGCGGAGGCGAGCGCACCCAGGTAGGGCACGTTGCGGGTGGCCATCGTGAGGATGGCACCCGACAGGGCGGCGACCTGCGGGGCGTGCTGGCCCACCAGGTCCAAGGCCTTATCAAGCTCGTGCAGATCGAGCGCGTCGACGGCTCCCTTGGCTTCCTTGAGGGTGCGGGTGACGCCCTCGAAAAGCGGCTGGAAGCGGGGCATCGTCTGGTACAGGAAGGGGCGGACCTTGGACTCGACGGCCCGGACCACGTCCGCGAAGTCGTTGAACCAGTCGATGGCCATGCCGCCGCCATTGGGGTCCACGAACGGGGCCGCGAGCTTGGATCCCACGTCACGCCAGGCCGCTTTGATGCGGTCGGCGGCGCCGGTCATGGTCTGCTTCACGCCTGCCGAGGCCCCCGCGAAGCGCGCCTCTAGGCCGTCGACGAGCGGGTCCCAGACCTTGGCCGCCGGGATACCGCCGGGCTTGGACGCCATGTCGCGGATCTCGGCAGACGTCTTTCCCATGGCTTTGCCCACGATCGACGCCGCGTCGATGCCGTACTGGCCCAGCTGGGAGAGCGTGTCGCCGGAGAGCTTGCCCTGTCCCTGCACCTGGGCGAGCGCGTACGTGATCTTCGAGATGTCGTCGTTCGTGCCACCCATGGCCGCGACAGAGTCCTGCACGGCCTGCAGAGTGGGGATGACGTCCTCGGCCTGCAGCCCGAAGCCGAGGAGCTGCTGCTGCGCCTTGATGAAGACGTCCTTGGCGAAGGGGGAGGTCTTCGCGAACGCGTCCAGCTTGTCCATCTGGGCGTTGGCCTTGGCCCCGGACTTCATGATCGACGTCAGGGCGGCACGCGACTGCTGCTGCAGGACGTTGTAGGCTTCGCCGGTCTTCAGCACGGAGGTGCCGAACGCGGTCGCCCCGACGGCGGCCGTCGTGATGGTGCCCGCGACCGCGTCGCCCATCTTGGACGTCCAGGCCCCGAACTTCTTGTCGGCCTGCCCCATCTGCTTCTGGGCCTTGTCCAGCTCGCTCGTGAATCCGCCCTTGTCGAGGCGGAGGTAGGCGACGAGCTCGGCGGCGGTCAGCGACATGGCAGGGCCTCCAAGAAGGGGTTAGGACGCAGAAGCGCCCCCGGCCCGTGGTGGGGGTTCCGGGGGCGCGAGCGCGCGGGAGAGGGGGTTGTCGCAGGCGAGGAGCGCCGCAACGTGCGTGGTGAACCAGCGCCAGGACCGCTGCGGGAATTCGTCCTCGAGGCAGAGCCCGAACACGGTGGTGAACGCGCCCTCGAGGGACCGCCACTCGGAGATGATTTGCGTGTACGTGAAGCGGGGCGTCGAGCCGTCGAGCTCGGCTACTTCTTCCGGCGGGGCCTCGTACCACTCGTAGAGGCCGGTCGCTTCGTCGTATTCGCCGCGCCCGTATTCCTGCTGAAAATGTTGTCCCCGCTCAGGCTCTCGGCCACTGCTTTTGGGTCGCCACCGCTGTTCCACAGGGCCTCGGCGGCGTCGCGCCCGTACAGGAAGTCGTGGGTCGCGACCTGCCCGGCGAGAGCGAGCGCGGCGTAGGGGACGCCGTCGGCGACCATCTCGTCGTACAGGGGGCCGAGGAGGGCCCGGGTGAGGTCCGTGGTTTGGTCGATGTCGTCGAGTTCCCAGTCGGGCAGCGGGGTCGGCTCGGGGGCCGGCTTTCCTTCGGCGAGGGCGGCCGTCTTGGCGGCCTCGTTCTCGGCGGCAATGCGCAGGATCTCGGCGGAGCGTTCGGCGAGCAGGGTGAGCTTGACGCCGAGCGCGGCGGGAACCTCGGGCAGGGTGTAGTCCTTGCCCTGGATGGGGAGGATGATGCGACCTGCGAAGGCCTTGTAGTCGTTAAAAGACACGGTGTTCCCTTTCGGGGTGGTGGTGGGTTGGGGTGACGACGGCCCCGCGCCCACCCACCAGGGAGCGCGGGGCCGTCGTCGGTCGTGTGGTCAGGCTTCGAGGGCCTGAATGCGGGTTTCGAGGGAGTCGAGACCCGCCTGCAGGTTGGTGACCTTGGAGATCCCCAACGCGGGGATGCGCGCCGTGGAGAACGTGCCGGTGGTGGTGTCGCCGGCGGCGTGCGTGTGCTCGGCGTCAGCCTTGCCCTCGACGAGGGTGGTGAGGGCGTCGACGGCGGCGCGCAGTTCGGTGAGAGCGGCGACGATCGCGTTGTGGTCGTCGACGTGGCCGGTGTCGCCTGCGGTGGCTTCACTCGGGAGGCTCACGGTCCAGTCAGCCATGAGGTGTTGTCCTTCCTGGTCAGCGGGGCTGGGGCGCCGCTACGCCGGCGTCAGTAGGCGTCGGCGTAGCGGTCGGTCAGTTTCCCGAGCCGCCCGTGCCGCCGGCCGCGGGGTTGAACGGGTTGCTGTCCAGGCGGTTGCGCTTGCCGTTGCCCAGCAGCGTCACGTTGACGCTGGAGAGGTCGGACGGGCCGCCGCCCTGCGGCTCCCACTGGACGGCCGCGTTGCCCTCGAACGCGAGGTCACCGTCGCGCTCGCCCCAGCGGACGTCGACGAAGCCGGCGCCTCCGAACTTGTCCTGGGTCTGCTCGAGGATGACCTGCCCGGGGTCGCGGGCCTTGTCGACCTGGCCGACCTTCTCGATGAGGCCGAGGGCCAGGGACCACGACATCATGGTCTTCTCCTGGGAGCCCCAGCCGTCGTTGTCGAAGTCGCTGGAATCCTCGAAGTTCTGGTCGAGGCCGGGGGTGAGGGAGTTGATGCCGCGAACACGCACGTACTCGGTGTCCTCGGCGCCGGAGGGCTTGACCTCGACGGCGTAGCGGCGCGCGAGCAGGGATGCGAGCGCGTTGGTGTTGGTTTCAGCCATGACGTGACTCCTTGTCAACGTAGAGGTAGTAGCTGTCGGTGATCTCGTATCGGTCGTCGGCGTTGAGACCGAGGTCGGCGAGCGTGGCCCGCCAGATCAGCGGGACGGAGTGCCCGCCGAGGTTGCCGGGCTGGAGCCCGTTGAGGGTGTCGTGGAGGAGATCCACGACAGCCAGCGCGGGGCGGGGGTCGCGGGAGCCGGAGCGGACGCGTACCTGGAAGGCGCGCACGTCCACGCCGGGTTCGACGTCGGATTGGGCGACGTAGGGTGTGATGCCCAGCAGGTCTCCGGGGGTTTGGGGGAGGGCCCCGATGACGATGCCGCGCTCCCCGGTGGTGTAGATGCCGGTCTCCCTCCAGGTGCCCGCGCCGGCGTCGACGAGAAGGGCAACGAATCCGGCGGTGAGGTCGAGGGTGAGGGAATCGAGGGTGGTGAGGTCGAGGGTCACGTGCTGGTGTACCTCCTGATGGCGGCGGTGATGACCGCTGCCGCTTGCGCGCGGGAGCGTTGCGCTCCGACTTCGAGGAATTTCGCTTGCCCATCGCGGTGCCGGTAGCCCATCTCCTCGTGCTGCCTGACGGCGTAGGGGAGGTTGGTGTAGACGGCGGCGACGGGGTCGTCGATGGTGGCCTCGGAGACCGTGAGGGAGGCGCGCAGCGGCCCGTCGCGCAGAGGCGTGAGGGGCACCGTGTTGGCGCGGACGAGCTCGGCGGCTTGGTTGAGGCCGCGGACGGCGCCGGCGGTCACCACCTGGGTGACGTGCGGGCCGTGCCAGGTCAAACCCATGACGGCACCCCTCCCTATTCGAGGTACAGGACCATGTGGGATAGGCCCCGCGGGTGGTCCAGGCTTGCGACGGCGATGACACGGGCTTCGCGTTCCCGCCAGGTGCCAGACCAGACGGTGACGAGGGAGCCCGCAGGCAGGGGCCGGGGTTCGAGGTAGACGGTCGTGGAGGACGTCACCTCGCGGCCGGCGGTGTCCCGGACGAGCTGGACGTGATCCTCGACGAGGGTCCGCTTCACGGTCTCCGTGGTGCCCCACACGTCGCCGTACGCACCCGACCCGAGGTAGGGCTTGACGGCGATCGTGTGGGGCAGGAGCCGGGCGGGGATCCGGGCCGGCATCAGCGCGTCCTCACCCGCGAACGAGTCAGGCCCTCGACGGTGAGCAGCCGGTAGGCGGTGGGGGCCGCGCCGGGCGGCGTCCCGTCGTCCGTGCTGGTGGCGTCGAAGCGCAGGGACCCGAGCGAGGAGGGGGCGGTGCTGGAGCCGCCGCCGGTCTCGTCCGCCCAGACGACCTGGGCAACGGTGGCGTCGCGGAACACCTCGGCGAGGTGGGCGTCCGTGGGGCGCCCCTCGTCGTCGGTGTCGTAGATGGTGCCGCGTACGAGCATGTCCACGACGAGGGACGCGCCCGCCAGGAGCGCGTCGACGTTGGGCAGGGCCTTGAGCTCGTCCGGGAGGTCGTCGGGTGTGGCGTAGGCCAGCATGGCGGGGTCCTCCTGTCGTGTGTGGGGCGCCGCTACGCCGGCACGTTCAGTACGTGCCGGCGTAGCGGTCGATCAGTTTCCCGACGTGCCCTCGGTGCCGCCGCCGTCGGCATCGCTGACGATGCGGATGGCACGCACGAAGTGCGTGTCGGCGTCGGGGTCGGTCGGGTCGACCGGGTCCTCGTAGTGGTTCACGCCGAAGAACGTGCCCAGGAAGGCGCGGTCGGAGTCGTTCTGGGAGTTCAGGGACTCCCAGTAGGACATGGCGATGTTGTCCGCCGAGACGGACGCGGAGAACGGCACGCTGCGGGCCGGCGCCGGGGCGCGGAACACGGTCGGGAACGCCGTCGGGTGGAACAGGTAGATCGCGTTCTCGTCGATGGCGTCGTGCTCGAACAGGTCGAACCCGGCGATGCGGCCGAGGTTGGCGTTACGGAGGGCGCCGTCTGTGCCGCTGCGGTCGACGTCCACGAGGGTCGGATCCTTGAGGGCGCGGGCAGCCAGTTCGGTGCCGATCACGGCCACGAGCCCCTGGCGGGGGACACCGTTCTTGCGGAGGTACTTCCGGGCATCGACCAGGGAGTTGTACACGGCACGGTCGCCGGTGCTAAGGGTGACCTCCTCCTCGTACGGGGCGGCCTTGATGGCGGCAGCGATGTGGCCCTCCGCGCCGGTGGCGACGGAGTCCGTCATGGGGGTGAGCACCTGGGCACCGTAGTCGGCGATGTCGAGCGTCTGCTCCTCGCGGAGCAGACCGACGGCCTTGTACAGGTAGGTGTCGAGCTTGATGGTCGCAAATGCGTCCTTGATCTCGTCGGTGACGATGGTCCGGGACGGGTCACGCCAGGCGAGCTGGCGGGCCTCGCCGAGGGTGCCGCGGATCGGGATCTTGACCTCGTCGCCGCGGGGACCGACCTGGCCCTGGTAGTTCGTCTCGGCGTCGCGGTAGACGAGGCCGGGGAGGATGACGTCCTCCTTGACGAGCCCGATGGCCGCGTTGGCGATCACCTCGGGCTTGAGGAATTCGTGAGCCATGAGGGGCCCTCCTTAGTATTTGCGGTTCTTGCGGATGAGCGCGGCCAATTCGGTCGGGCTCTGGCCAGCGGGCGTCTCTTGGCGTCCGCCGATTTCCCCGCCGGAGCGCGGGGGCACCTGGCCGCCGGCCTTGAGCTTGGGGTTGGCCTCGACCTGGGCCTTGATGACGTCGGCGACCTTGGTGTCGAAGTCAGCGGTGGTGGGGTCGAGGTCCGCGATCTTCGCCAGGAAGGCGCGGGAGTCGAGGAGCGCCGTGGGGTCGGCGCTGTGGGTGGGTGCGGCCTTGTAGACGGCGAGCTCCACACGGGCGGTGCGGGCGTCGTCGCGGGCGGTGGTGACCTGGCCGGTGAGGTCTTCCACGCTGGGCGGGGTGCCGTCGCCGTCGTCCTCGACGAGACCGAGGGCTTTGCCGAGTTCGTGGACGAGGGCGTCGCGGGCTTCCTGGGCGGCGGTGGCCTTGGCGTTGGTGCGGTCGGCGGCGTTCTCGGCGCGGAGGTCGGTGACGAGTTTCTGAGCCCAGGCGGGGAGGTCGGCGACGTTCTGGGCTTCGCCGCCGTCGGTGCCGGGGTTCGGGGTGGGAGCGGGAGGCGTGGCCGGGGGCGTCGCCTGCCCGGCCTGGCCCTGCGCGCTGGCATCACCGCCGGCCCCGTTCGGTGCCGCGGGCGCTGCAGGGGGCGCAGGGGTGCCGGGCGCTGCGGCAGCGGGGCCGCCCTCGACGTAGCGTGCCCACGCCATGGCAGGTTGGCGCATCCACGCCTCGGTGACGGGCACGTGGGCGGTGCGGTTGGTGGGGGTCATGGTGGGTTTCCTCCTGGTTGGGGTGCCGCGTCTAGCGGCGGGTGTTGGAGAGGTTCAGCTGCTCTCGGCGGCGCTGCCGCTTGAGGCTGGTGGTGGACACGAGCTCGCGGATCTTGGCCTGGGTGGCACGGATCCGGGCCCGGGTGAGTGTGTTCTCGCCGTCGAGGATCAGGTCGCGCTTGAGCTTGCGGATGCGGCGCTCGTAGGCGCGTAGCTGGTCCCGGTCGGCCTCTGCCTCGGGGTCGTAGGGCGGCGAGGCGACGGCGGGTTCGACGCCGGGCAGGTAGGCGACGAGCACGCACCTGCAGTTCGGGTGGCCCCAGCCTTCGGCGCGGGCCTGTTCGACGGTCCCGGACACGTGCACGGTCACGGTCTCGTCGGCGACGGCGGAGAGCATGCTGTAGGTCCCGGCGGGGGTGCCGTCGAGGGACACGATGCGCCCGGACCACGGCCCACACTTGGAGCACATGTCGTTGCCGCAGACCACGCGGGCGAGGCGGACCCCGTTGTTCAGCATGGTGTGCTCGTGCTGGGCGCGGTACGCGCGGGTGAGGGCGGTGCGGGAGGCCATCTCCACATAGGTGGCCAGGTTCCAGTTGCGGCCGGCCTTGTCGATGAACCCGGTGATGCCGTTGTCGAGGAGCCGCCGCCACGCCGCGACCTGGGAGGTGATGGGGCGTGTGCCGGTGAGGAGGGTGTCGGCGGTGGTGTCGGCGATGGTGGTCCGGTAGACGTCGTCGGGGAGGCGGAGGACGCGGGCGCGGACGTCGTCGAGGGCGTTGGTGAGGTCGGCAGCGACGGTGGTGATGGCGTGGGTGTAGGGGACGCGGCGGGCTCGGTGGGGGAGGCCGGGCATGGCGTCGAGGACGGTGAGGGCGGCGCCCATGCCGAGGCGGGCGGCGGTGTCGACGAGCTCCTGGATCAGGGCCGGGGACGCTTGGGCGAGCTGCGCTTGGACGCGCTGCGCGTCTTGCCGGAGGCGGCGCAGTTCGGAGTAGGTGAGGTGGTCGGGGTTGTGCTCGGCGCGTAGTTCCTCGGCGATCGTCTTGAGCAGGGTCTCTTCGGCGGCGCCGTAGAGGGACACGAGCTTGTCGGTGAGCTGCGCGATGACGTCTTCGAGGGGGACGCCTGGGGGTGGTGTCCAGCGCACTGGGCACCACCCCCTCTTCTGCGGTTAGTCCTGGCCGGCGGGGCGCTTGGCGAGCTCGTCCGCATCGTCGCCGGCTGACGGCGCCGCGGGGGCGACGTCGTCGACACGGTCGAACGTGACAGGATCCGTGACCGTGGTCCCTGCCTCGGCGAGGACCTTCGCGACCTCGTCGTCGACCTCGGCCGCATCCCAGTTGGGGTGCAGCATCCTCACGAGGGTCTCCGTGCTGGCGGCCTGCGCGGCCCGCAACTGGGACGCGGTCTGCGCGAGCTCCAGCGTGTCGACCTGCGCGTTCTCCGGGAACTTCACCTGCACCACGTCCGTGAGGCGCTCACCGCCGAAGACGGTGGCGTCGATGTTGACGAGGGTGCGGATGAAGGGGCCGAGCGCGGACGCCCAGTAGCGGGACTTCTTGTCCCTGGTGCGCTCGCTGACCTTGTCGCGGGCCTTGATCTCGGTGGCCGTGTTCGTGGTGGCGATGGTGCTGTCACCGAACGTGGCCGGCGAGTATCCGGCGGTGCGTAGCAGGGCGTGGAGGAGGTCCACGGCGGTGGCGCGGTGCTCCTCGTGCCGGATCGCGAACTGCTGCGCCTCGATGCCCTGGTCGGCGATCTTGCCGCCCATCGGCGCCCCGGTGAACACTTCACGGTCGTCGTCGAACGTGAGGCCCTTGCCGCGGCCCCGGGAGTCCAGCATGTTTTCCGGCACGATGAGGCGGGCTTTGGCGAGGCGGATGTCGCGCATCCAGGAGGAGTAGACCTCGTCGAGGGCGTCCATGAGGGGTTCGATGCCCTCGTAGTCGGAGCGGCCGTACGGGGCGAGGTGGGCGACGCTGCGCCACCGCCTGGTGGGGCGGATGTTGGGGATGTAGGCGGCGGCGAGGTCGTCGACGCCGGTGGTGATGGCGCCGTCGGCGTCGACGAGGTCGGTGAGGTAGGCGGTGGCGGGGTGGTCGGCGAGGGGGATGGGGCGGCCGAGTTGGCCGGTCTCGCCTTGGTAGAGGCCGTGGAGGATACGGCCGGGCTCGTGGCGTTCGAGGTGCCGGAGGGTGGTGTTCTTGTTGGTGGTGTCGAGGACTTCCCAGAACGTGACGGCGTTGAGTCGTCCCCACCGCCATTCGGGTACGGCGCGGTCGGGGTGGACGACGTCGACCATGGCGTGGTCGGTGGTGGTGGCGTCCCAGACGATGCGGAGGAACACGCCGGAGAGGGCGGCGGCGACTTCGGCTGCTTCGAGGAGCGTGGAGTGCATCTCGGGGGTGTTGACGAGGTCGTCGACGCGGGTCCGGAGGGTGGCGGGGGCGGTGTCGGAGAGGAGGAAGCGGGGGGCTTCGGAGAAGAGGAGGTCTGCGGAGGCGGTGGCGAGGTCGGCGGCGACGGGCACGTGGAGGCGGGTGCGGTGTTCGCCAGCGGGGTCGGGGCGGCCCCAGAAGAAGCGGGCGACGGCGCCGACGACGCCTCCGGCGTACTGGGTGGGCCGGGAGAGGTGGCGTTGCGTGCCGGCGTAGAGGGTGGCGAGGGTGTTGGTGTCGCCGCCGTACCAGGCGTCGTTCTCTTGGGTGGCGGTGTAGAAGTCGGCGAACTCTGTGGGGGGCCACACGGTGTCGGTCTGGGGGAGCGGCACGGGGGTCATCTCCTGACTCGGTGGGACCACAGGGTTTCTGTGGTGACGATGCTGTAGCGGAAGGCGTCGATGGCGTGGTCGGCGACTTTGAGGGGCTTGTCCTCGCCTTTGGCGGCGGCCTTGGGGTCCCAGGCGTAGCCGGGCATTTCCTGGATGAGGAGGGTGCAGGCGGTGGAGATTTTGAGGCGGCCTTCGCCGAGGAGGGATGCCATGGTGCGTAGGCCGTAGGTGACGTCGTTGTCGGCGGGGGTGGTGGGGACGCCGCGGGATTGGAGTTCGGTGCGGAAGGAGAGGGCGGAGGGGTCGACGATGAGCATGCGTGGTGGGCGGGGGTCGTCGCGTTTGGTGTTGAGCCAGGCTTCGAGGTTGGTGGCGAGGGTGGCGTCGGTGAGGGCGTGGCGGGTGTCGCGGCCGGAGTAGGAGTATTCGTCGATGGCGTAGAGGGTGCCGTCCATGCCGAGGCCGAGGAGGATGGCGGCGGTGGCGTTGGCGGTGCCGTAGTCGACGCCGACGGCGAGGATCTCGTCCATGGCGGGGAGGTCTTCGGGGGCGATGGTGTGGGTGGCGGGGTCCCACATGTCGAAGATGGCGCCTTCGGCGGCGACCCATTCGCCTTCGATGAAGCGGCGGTACCAGAGGCCGGTGAATTCGGCGCGGATGGAGGCTTTGTAGGCGTCGGTGAGGGAGGGGTTGTCTTCGATGGTGAAGTGCCAGTGCCGCCAGCCGGCGAGGTCGGCGAGGCGGTCGAGGAACTTGGTCTTGAGCCAGTGGCCGGGGTTGTCGGGGTTGGTGGAGCCGAAGAGCTTGGCGCCCTCCACGCTCATGCGGCCGAGGAGCTGGGTGAAGAACTCTTCGGGGATGACGGTGACTTCGTCGACGAAGGCGCCGGCGACGGTCATGCCTCGGATGACCTTCTCGGCTTTGACGTCGGAGGCGCCGAAGACGTGGACGCGGCGGCCGAGGATGGTGACGGTGGGGGCGCCGTGGTTGCCCTTGACTTGGGCGGTGAGGTCGCCGAAGAGGTCGGGGTCTTGGAGGGGGCCGATGGCATTGCGCCAGACGGAGTCGCGGGTGCGGCCGACCATGACGAGTTCGCCTCCGCGGGGTGCGCGGGCGATGAAGAAGAGCCACCTGGTGAGGGTGATGATGGTTTTGCCGGAGCGGATGGAGCCGTCGCAGATGTTGACGCGGGCGGTGGAGCGTTGCAGGAAGTTGAGTTGCTTGGGGGAGACCGCAGCGGGCATGCGCGGTCACCTCCAAGGGTCAGGTCTCGTTGGGGATGCCGATCTGTTCGGCGAGCTTCTCGAGCATGGACTTGGACGCTTGGGCGCCGCCGTCGGAGTCGAACTTGAGGAGGGTGAGGGATTTGTCGAGGGCGATGCCGTAGGCGGTGAGGGCGTCGCGCCAGTCCCGGGGGGTGGATGGGACGGTGTATTCGATGGGGTCGCCGTCTTTGGTGAGGGCGACGGCTTCGCGTTCGGCGAAGACGCGTTCGCGTAGTTCTTTGGCGAGGTCCATGGATTTGATGGCTTCGTCGGCGCGGCGGGCGCGGAGGTCTGCGGCGCGTGCTGCGTGGGCGGCGTCGAAGCGGGTGGTGACTTGGGTGCTGATGCCGGCGAGGCGGGCCCATTTGCGGACGGTGGATTTGGGGATGCCGAGTTGTTTTTCGGCGGCGGTGGGGCCGTCCTTCTCGTAGATGGAGAGGGCGTGGGCCTTTTGGGCCTCGGTGTAGCGGCGGGTCATCGGGGGTCTCCAGGGGGCTGCGCCTGGCATGCGGGGTGCCTGGGGGGGATGGGTGAGGCCCGGTCACCGTGTGCGGTGTCCGGGCCTCCAGGAGGGGCGTGGGGCGGGGAGGGTTACTGCTCCAGCATCATGCCGAGGAGCGTGGTCTGTCCGCCGGTGTACATGTACAGGAGGTTGTGATCCTCATCGATGTGGGAATCGAGCTTCATGTCGGCGAGGACGTCCTTGAGGGTTGCTTCGGTGCCGGGTAGGTCCGTGCTGTCCACGATCATGACTTCGGTGTTGTCTTCCACACCGTTGCAGACGACGTAGTCGTAGCCGTTGGCGTTGTCGTTCAGGCTGCGCTTGGGGGCGACGTCTGGACACGACATGTGAAGGTTGACCCGGGCGCGCTGCTTCGCGTCCTCGATGCTCTTGCTGGCGACAGGTGCGTCTGAGGTCGCCGCGGTGTTGTCCGTCTGCGTGGCGCTCGCCGTGGGCGTTGCCGTGGTGGCCGTTGTTGCCGTGCTGGTGCCGCTGCAGGCGGTGAGGGCGAGGAGCAGGGTGAGGGGGATGGCGGCGAGGGTGCGGCGCACGGGTGAGTCCTTCTGGTGGTGTGGTGTGAGGGGTTCAGCCTGCCATGGTGACGGCGTGAGGGTACAGGGTGTACGCGTTTTCGCCATGCATAGTGGACCGGCGGGTAAGGGGGGATACACGAAGGGCCCCGCGGCTCGTGTTGAGTCGTGGGGCCCGACGTGCGTGTCACCTCGCACCAAAGGAGTAGGCCCGTCACCTGTTTTTGGGTGCACGAGCCTAGGCCCCCATCATGGCATCTTGTGGATAACTCGTGCAAGACGGCTTGTCAGATAGTGCCGGGTAGTGGTCACGAGGCCGCGCCGGCTTCCGCTTGGTCGTCGATCCAGCGGGCGAGCCACGCCCATTCGTGCATGGGCCAGCAGGGGTGGCCGTGGTGCCAGGTGCCGCAGTGGGTTTCGTCGGGGTCGCAGGTGCCGGATTCGCAGCGCAGGACGATCTCTTGGGCGTGGTCGGGGCCGATGGCGCGGAAGCGGAGCTGGTGTGCGCCGCACCAGGGGCAGGGGGCTTTGAGGCGTTGGCCGATGGTGATTTCTCCCCAGGTGGTTTCGATGCGGGTGCGGTAGCCGTGGAAGGCGTTGGCGGCGTGGATGACGTGGGGGTTGGCGGGGTTGAGGTGGGTGGTGTTGCGGACGATGTAGCGCAGGCGGGTGATGGCGGTGGTGCGGTGGATGTGTTCGGTGAGCAGGGGCGTGATGGCGGTGGCCGGGCGGGCGTGCTCGATGAGTTGGCAGAGGGTGAGCGCGGTGGTGTCGATGTTCTGCTCGAGGTCGAGTACGTCGAGGTGGATGGGGGCGGGGGATTCGCCGAAGGCGCCGGCGCCGCGCGCGGTTTTTTCGGCGCGGGCTTCGAGGTCGAGGGCGGCGCGTTGTTCGGGGGTGAGTTCGGTTTGGCGCCAGGGGCGGGGTGTGCCTTTGAGGCGGGTTTGGTGGAGGGGGTCGAGGGCATCGGCGAGCCAGGTGGCGTCGTTGGTGAGGCGGGTGAGGACGTCGGTGGTCACTGGTTGGGCTCCGGGGTGATGGTGATGGTGACGGCGTAGGGACCTTTGGCGCCGCGGCGGAGGAAGGGGCCGTCGAGGTGGTCGTCGTTGTCGTCGGGGATGAGGCCGGCGTCGACGAGGCCGTCGATGACGGCCTTGACGGTCGGGTACCAGTTGCCCGCGTCGCTCCTCGAGGCGATGGGGCGGTGGATGTCGGCGTCGATGCGGACGCGCTGCCAGCCGTGGGCGGCGAGACCGGCGGCTTGGCCGTGGGCGTGGCCAAGGTCGCGCCAGGCTTTGCGGATGGGGGAGAGGACGCGCCAGTGGTCGCGGTCGTTGGCGTTGAGCATGGGGTTGCGCTGGTAGGTCTTCCCGGTCTTGCGTTTGCGGACGGGCTTGATAGGCGGCGCGGGGATGTGGAGGGTGACCGGGTCAGAAGGTGGGGGTGTCGGGCCAGCCATGGGTGGTCCTTTCGCGTCGTGGGGTGAGGAAGCCGGGGAAGCGGGCGCCGCATTGGTGGGCGGGGAGGATGGGGCGGGGTGTGTCGGTGTCGAAGAAGGGGTCGCGGCGTGTGAGCTCGTAGCCGCCGGGGACTTTCCAGGGGGTGTAGGTGGGGCGGCCGGCGATGATGCAGGCGACCTCGAGGTGGCGGGTGATGGGGGTGGGGTCGACGGTGACGTTGATGGCGCAGACGTCGTGGTCGAGGCCGCGAAGGATGAGCGCGTTGCAGTTGGGGCAGCGTTCGAAGTGCGCTTTGCGGCTGATGGGCCACGCGGCGATGGCGAGCTGCTCGCGCACCCAGGCTGGGAGCTCGTCGTCAGGGCGGGTCTGGGTGGCGGGCTCGAGGCCTGGGAGCGCGAGCTGTCTGGTCATGCGGTGTGGGCGAGCCGGCGGCGTCGGTCGGCGAGCCAGTAGCCGAGCATGGCCCGGTTGTGGCGGGTTTGCTCGGGGGTGACGGTGTGGCGGCGCTCGCGTTGCACGCAGGAGGCGCAGCGTCCGTGACTGTCGTGGCGGACGGTGCCTGGATAGTCGGCGGAGAGGGCGCTGGTGGGTCGCATGGGCTTGCCGCAGGTGATGCAGGTGTTCATGCCGGGGCTCCGATGCGGCGGCGTCGGTCGGCGAGCCAGTAGCTGAGCATGAGGCGGTCGTGTTGGACCTGGGCGGGTGAGCCGGGGGCGATGCCGGCGTCGCGTTTGCGGTTGGTGTGGGCTTGCTTGCGGCAGGTGTCCGAGCAGTAGATGGCGCAGGTGCGGCCGGTGAAGATGCGGGAGCAGCGGGGGCATTTGTGCTCGGTCATGGGGTGTCCTTTCCTCGGATGGTGACGATGGTGTGGGGGGCGATCCAGGCGGGGCGGTCTTGGCGTTCGCCGTCGGGGAGGAACCGGACGACGGTTTCGGTGCGGTTGTGGTGGACGGCGGTGATGGCGCCGGCGGTGGTTCCGAAGGTGATGCGACGGCCGATGTCCGCGCCGCTGAGGTGGCGGGCCTCGCGCGCGGTGCCGGGCCCGGGGTCAGTCATCGTCGTCCTCTTCGCGGGGGTCTCCGTCGTCGACGGTGGCGAGCATGCCGGCGTAGATGATGCCGGTGGTGGTTTTGGTGGTGGCGACGCGGACGAAGTCGTCGACGGTGCCGTCGTCGTCCATGTAGACGACGCGGGCGAGGACGATGATGTCGGTGACGACGCCGCCGTCGGTGGGCTCGTCGATGTCGATGTCGAGGCCGTAGATGGTCGCGGTCGTGGTGCTCAAAGGGCTTCCTTCGTGATGGGGGTGGCGTCCACGGCGGACGTATTGGGGACGAAGCGCAGCGGGCGGGTGGGAGTGGGCATGGGTTAGTGCTCCTTGACGAGTTCGTGGTGGGTGGGGCAGGCGTTGTCGCGGGTGGTGGGGGTGCAGGTGCAGGCGGTGTGGGCTTTGATGAGGTCGGGGCGGAAGCCGTTCCAGTGCTCGCCGGTGGGGGCCACGACGACGGGGGCGGCTTTGTAGCCGAGCTCCTTGGTGACGTAGTCGTGGGCCTCGGGGTAGGCGTTCAGGTCGATGGTGGTGACGGACTGGCCGAGGGTGGCGAGGAGCTTGGCGGTGCGGTCGCATTGGATGCAGCCGGGGGTGGTGTAGAGGGTCCAGTCGTTCATCGGGGGTTCCTTTCGAGGTGGTCGGGGCGGGCGTTCATCTGGGTGTAGATCGAGGGCTGGGAGCCTTCGCGTTGGATGCGAACGCAGCCGCCGGGGAGGGTGGTGATGACGAGCCAGGGGCGGGCGTTTTTGTCGGCTTTGAGGGTGACGCGCTCGCCGGGGGTGAAGGTGGGGTCGCGCCTGGTGCGGGTGAGGGCCATGTCACCGGGTCACCGCCGGGGTGCCGGGGAGGCCTTGGGGTGGGATGCCGCGGTGTCGGCGGTCGGTGAGGTAGGCGTCGAGCCAGGCAGCGAGGTCTCGGACGATGGGGCTGGGGTCGTGGTGGCCGTGGACGGTGACGGGGATGCGGTCTCGGCCGCGGGCGGCGCGGCGGGCTTCGGCGGCTTCGGCTTTGGCGGCGTCGCGAGCGGCTTTGGCTTGGAGGGAGCGTGCGCGTTGGAGCTGTTCGTGTGGGGAGTCGAGTTGGTCGCGGTAGCAGGTGACGCACAGGCCTGCTGCGCCGTAGAGGACGGTGTCGGCGAGGTCGGTGGCTTGGATGCCGTGGGGGCGTGTGGGGCGTTGGCAGTGGGCGCAGGTTTTGGGGGTGTCGGTGGCGGTGCGGGTGAGTTGGTGGCCGTGGAGTTGGCCGGCTCGTTTGGCGCGGATGTAGCAGCGGTTGCAGAGGCCGCGGCCTGCGTGAAAGACGGTGCCGGGGTGGTTGGCTTCGGCTGTGCCGCGGGCCCGGAAGGGGCGGGCGCATTCGTCGCAGTGGGTGGGGGTTGTGCGGCTCATGCCGAGGCTCCGTTCAGGACGTCGGTGGAGTTGGGGCAGGTTGGGGCAGGTGCTCCCAGTCGGGCCATTGCGCGCCTGCGTACACGTGCGCGCCACGCGTAAGGAGTTCTGCTGGTTCTGCCCTTCTGCCCTGTTGGGGCAGGTTGGGGCATGTTTTCGCCGGTCGATCTGAAAAATGGCCTTCTAGGGGAAGACTGGGAACACCTGCCCCAACCTGCCCCAACCCCGTGATTCCGGGGTTTTTGCCTTGGCCTGGGGCAGGTTCTCCCGGTCATTTCGCGGCCTGTGCGCGGGTGGCAGAAACCTGCCCTTCCTGCCCCAGCCTGCCCCGGATGAGTTCTCACGATGCCCACCCAAGTTCGCCCTGGGGCAGGTTTGCGGGCTCGCCGTCGTCCGCCAGGACTGCGGCCAGCCCGACGCCGAGCCACCCGCGGGCGCCGTTGTACTTGGTCTCAGAGATGCCAGTGATCGCCCGGACGTGGTCGTTGAAGTTGCGCTGCCCAAACTCGCTCTCGCCGTTGTCCTTGGACCACTCGGAGTAGGCCTCATAAAGCGCTCGCCGAGAGCAAGTAGCGGCGCCGTGGAGCACGCAGCGGTCTTCGATGAACCTTGCGACCGGGTCCTGGGTCTCGCGGTAGCCCTGGGAGGCGGCGAGGACTCCGCCGGGGGCGTCGAGGCCGCCGCGGGCCTGGTAGTCGCGCAGCCCGTCGATGGCCCACGCGAGGACGCCGTCGAGGTCCTGCGCGAGCACCTGCTCGAGGCTGGTGTCTTCGCGGCCCTCGAAGGACTGGGTGAAGGGGACGATGCGGACGCGGGCCCACGCTGCTGCGCTGTTCGCCGGGATGGACGGGAGGGGGTTGGTGAGCATCAGGAAGGTGTGGGAGGGGTCGAAGGTGACCATGTCGCGGCCCATGTACTTGGCCGTGATCCGGTCGCCGCCGGTGAGGGCTTTCATCTCGGCCTCGTCGATCGCGTCGCCTTTGTTGAGCTCGGACATGACGGCGAGGCGGGCGCCGCGCAGCGTCATCAGCGCGGAGAGGTCGCCGGCGGACTTGGTGTCGCCGTAGCGGCCGCGGATGAGCATCTGGGGTGAGACGGTGACGCCGTAGTCGCCGAGCGCCCGCAGGATGGTCCCCGCCATCAGCGACTTGCCGTTGCGTCCCTGTTCTCCGTGGGCGATGGGGAAGACGTGCTCGAGGGGCCGGCCGATCAGGCTGTAGCCGATGACGCGCTGCATGAACGCGCGGACCTCGGGGTCGGGGAGGACGGAGGGCACCCATTCGGCCCACCGCCCGGTCGGGGCGTCGGGGTGCCAGGCGGCGGCCGTGACCTTGGTGATGTTGTCGGCGGGGTCGTGCGGGCGCAGCGTGAGGGTGCGCAGGTCGATGGTGCCGTTCTGCACGTTGAGGAGGTAGGGGTCGGTGTCGACGTCGGCGAGTGCGATGCGGGGGTCGCGGGCGGTGATCGCGAGCGTCCCGGCGGACCCGGATGAGGACATGCCGGCTTTGACGTCGGGGCCGAGGTCCTTGTCCGTGAGGGTCTCGGCCCAGGAGAGGGCGAGGACCTCGCGCAGCGCCGTGTAGGCCTGCTGTTCGTGGCGGTCGGGCGCCCAGCGCTTGCCGTCCCAGTGGTGCCAGCCGGTTTCGGTGCCGGCGATGTAGCGCAGGCGGCCGGCGGCGTAGGTGCCCAGGCGCGCGGACATGCGTTGGTGGGAGCGCAGGGCGGCGACGCCGTGCTCGTTGGTGTCGCCCCAGCCGCCGCGGGGCGGGGTGAGGCCGGCGCCGATGATGCTGGCGGCGGGGGCCGGCATATCTGCGGCGTTTTCTTCGACCTGCACGACGGGGGCGGGCGACGGGGCCGCGGGGGCGGGCGCCGGGGCCGCGGGGGCGGGTTGGCGGCCGTAGCCGTGGTCGGCGAGCGCGCGGGCCGCGGCGGTGTGGTCTCCGCCGTGGTGCAGGAGCGCGTACGCCCCGAACAGGGTGTAGGGGGTCTCGGGTTCGAAGGGTGAGGCGTTGGACGTGAACACGTAGAGGCGGTCGCGGTCGTCGGCGTGGCCCGTCGTGGCGGAGATGCCGTGGCGCTTGCCGGGGCGGGTCCAGTAGGTGGTGGTCCCGCGGGTGAAGGCGACGCGCCAGCCTTCGGGGGCGAGGAGGTCCCCCCACGAGTGCCTTGCTTCGTAGTCGTCGCCGGGGGTGATGCCGTCGCCGGCGACGCGGCGCGCGGCTTCCTCGCGGGCGAGCTGGGCGAGGGGCCCGGTGCCGGCGGCCGAGGGGGTGCGGGGGCCGGCCGGGACGGCGTCGGCTTGGTGGCGTTCGTCGAGGACCATGCGCAGCAGCGCATGGAAGTCTTCCCGCTCTTCGGCGGTGAGGGTGGGAACCGTGGCGGGTCCGCCGGCTACGCGCGCCCAGGGGCGGCCGGAGCCGTGGGCGTGCCCGCCGGTGGGGGCCGCGACGAATTGCCCGCCCTGCCCGCGGGTCTCGGCGATGGTCACGTGGCCGGCGGTCTGGGCGACCTTGGTGTTGCCGGGGACCTCGAGACCGGTGACGCGGTAGACCCAGTGGAGGCCGCCGGAGGGGGAGAGCTCGAGCCACCCGGTGTTGAGGCGGGCCCAGAGGTCGGCGAGGCCGGCATCCTGGGCGGCGGCGGCGAGGTCGGTGACGCGGTGCGCGTAGGGGCCTTCGATCTCGGTGAGTTCGAGGTTCCCGGAGGGGGCGCCGGTGACGACGCCCATGGCGGTGTACGCCGCGGTGCCGCCGCCGTCGGCGAACCACGCGTCGATGTCGGCGGCGGTGGTCTGGTGCTTCTGCCACGCGCTGATGGCAGGGGCCTTGGATCCGTCGGAGCGGACGGGGATGACGGTGATGCCCGCGGCGTGGAGCTCAACGGCTGCGTCGTACAGGGTGGTCATGGCGTGGGGTGGTCCTTCTTCGCAGGCAGGCGTGGTCAGTGGTCGAGGGGGCGGACGTCCCAGAAGGCGTCGGAGACCCGGGTGATGCGGTGCCCGCAGGCGCAGTAGGCGGTACGGCCGCCGGCGATGTAGGCGCGCAGCCGGGTGGTGTCGTCGGCGAGGTGCTTGGCGCAGGCGAGGGAGGTGCGGCCGGCGGGGTTCTCGCAGTCGTGGACGGTGAGGGCGAAGAGCGCGGGCTCGGTGCAGTGGGGGCGGCCGGCGGGGTGCCAGTCGCATGTGAGGGTGGGTTCGAAGTCGAGGTGCTCGATACCGGTGTCGGGTGCGAGGCTCATGGGGTTCTCCTGGGGGTGGTGTTGGTGGTGGGCAGGGCCGGATTCGAACCGGCGCCTCGGGGTGGTCGAGTCCCCGTGGCCTCCTTGCGGGCCCTGGGTGCCACCCCGCCCGCCGTGGGCGGGGTGGCTGATGGGGTCAGGCGGCCTGGTCGGCCGGCTGGTCCTCGCCGTCGGGGTCGATCAGTTGCTCGAGGAGCTCCAGTGCCGAGGCCTGCAGGGTCTCGACCGTGGGCTTCAAGGCGTCCCAGGCGGCGGCCCCGGCGGCGTCCCAGGCGGCGTCCCAGGCGGCGGCCCCGGCGGCGGCCCCGGCGGCGGCCCCGGCGGCGGCCCCGGCGGCGTCCCGAGCGGCGTCCCAGGCGGCGGCCCGAGCGGCGTCCCAGGCGGCGGCCCGAGCGGCGGCCCCGGCGGCGGCCCCGGCGGCGTCCCGAGCGGCGGCCCGAGCGGCGGCCCCGGCGGCGGCCCGAGCGGCGGCCCCGGCGGCGTCCCAGGCGGCGTCCCAGGCGGCGTCCCAGGCGGCGGCCCCGGCGGCGGCCCCGGCGGCGTCCCAGGCGGCGGCAGCTTTGGCGTTTGCGGTACGGACCACGGGGCCGGCTTCCTTCGCCGCGACGAGATCCACGATGCGGCGCAGCTGGCGGAGCTCCTGCGCCTCGGCGGTGAGACCCGCGAGGTCCAAGAAGGCCGGCGTGTACGTGCGGATCAGCCAGTCGAGGGCCAGGAAGGAGCGGCGTTCGTCCTTGCCGTCGCCGGCGGTGCCGACCATGCGCGGCAGGAGCGGGGCGAGCTTCTGTCGCTGAGTGTCGTCCCACCGGTCGTTGAGGCCGATGACAAAGCGGCGCAGGACGGGGGAAGCGCACTTGGGAGCGTCGGTATGGCCCTCTCCAGCAAGCCAGGCAACGACTTCCGTGGCGCAGTGTCCGGACTCGAAGGTGCTGTGCGCGGAGCGGTCGAGGGTGATCTTGCCGGCGGTGAGGTCGGCGAGGCGTTCGGGGAGGATCTGGGCGGTGGTGGTCATGGTGTTCTCCTTGGTGCTGCTGGTGGGGTGGTGTGCGGTCCCCGCCCCGGAGCGGGGTCGGCAGGGCGGGGACCGCCGTTGGGTGTGGTGGGTGTCAGACGCGGGGGCGGTTGATGATCGCGGCGACGGCCTCCGGCGACAGGCCAGTCGTGGAGGCGATGCCCTCGATCGGGACGCCGAGGCCGACGAGCTGATCGACGAGAGCGACCGGATCCGGGGTGGCCACCGGCGCGGCGGCCGGGGCGGGCTGTGCCACGGCGGGCGGCGCGGCCGGGGGAGCCGCAGCGGGTGCCGGAGCCGCCGCGGCGGGCTGTGCCGGCCAACCACCTGCAGCCGGCGCCGGCGGCGCACCCCAGGCCTGCTCGGCCGCCGCCGGGGCCGCCTGCGCCGGGGCGTGGATCTCGCCCGTCTGCGTGTTCACCTGCTCGCCGCCGACCTGCGAGAAGTCCAGCCCCGTCCCGGCCACCGGGGCCGAGTACTTGTAGGCGTAGAGGATCTCGTCGTTGCCGCGCGAGGACGGCCGCATGCCGGTGATCTTCGCGTAGAACTCCCCGCCCTCGTGGAGGTCGTCGTCACCGGCCTGCCGGATCGCCTCACGCAGCGCCTTGATCTGGTCGCCCCAAACCTTGATGTAGATCGCGCGCTCACCGTTGTCCTCGGGGCCGAGCTGGCCGGCGAGGTTCGCGGTCTGCACGACGACCTTGATCTGCTGCTTGGGGTTGCCGTCGTCCCACGTGTCGACCTCGTTGGAGCCGAACTTGAACGAGTTGCGCACGCTGGCGGAGGCGATGCGGCCGCCGACGACGGTGCCGATGGGGGATCCCTTGGGGAAGGCGGGCTCGATGCCGCCGGTGGAGGCGAGTGCGTCCTTGATGCTCATGGTGGTGTGGTCCTTTCCGGGCCGTAGGTGGGTTGTGGGGGTGGTCAGTTCTCGCCGGCGAAGCGGGACAGGGCGCTGTGGATCACGGAGTGCGCGACAGCGCCCTGGACGTCGTCGCTGGAGATCTCGCCGGCCTCGGCGAGCGCTTCGACCGCCGTGGAGATGAGGACGGCCATCACGGTCTGCGCGAAGACGCCACCGTGCTTGAGGAGGTCCAGGACCGTCTTGGCGTCGTCGAGTCCGTCGAGCGTGAGTGTGAACGTCACGCCGCCGGGGATCAGGTCGGTCTTCTTGGCGATGCGCTCGCTGGACTTGACGGCGTCGCGGTCGCGGATCTCGTCGCCGGTGAGGCTGACGGTCAGGGGCTTAGTGGTGGTGGTCATGGTGGTGCTCCTTTGGTGTGGTGGCGGGGTTAGGCCGTGGCGAAGATCGCCGCGGCGGTACTGGTGGCCGCGGGGCGGCGGCCGAAGGAGGAGCCGGAGCCGCACCAGCGGCAGAAGCGGTCCTCGCACGGCGGGTACAGGGCGAGCGCGGCCTCGAGGCCCAGCGCGACACGCAGGGACTCGAGCTGATTCGCGCGGGCCAGGGTGGCTTCGGCGTGCGCGCGGTCGTACGGCGAGGTCCAGATGAACGCGTCGCTGAACTCCTGGTCGCGGGACAGGAAGCAAATGCCCACGCCCTTGACCGTGTGGCCGGCGTCCTCGAAGCCCTTGCCGTAGAGCTGCGCCTGCGACTCATAGACGAGGGACGGGCCGTGCGCGCGGTACTTCTGCAGCATCGACTTGCCGATGATCTTGTGATCCAGGACGAACCCGGCCCACGTGTCGAAGAGATCCGCGGACCCGGTGATCGTCGTGGCACCGACCGTGCCGACGGTGACGCGCTGCTCCGTCACGTACCGGCCCGGCATCGCCCCACCGGCCGCGGAGACGCCGTCGAAGACGTCTTCCAGCCAGGCGTGGACGGCGGTGCCGATGGTCGGCTTCCACGGGACCCGGCTGTCAGCTGGCTCGTCGTCCTGGTTGAGCTTGTGCAGGAGCGCGCGGGGGCACGCGGTGCCAAGCTCGGACGGGCCGATGCGCTTCTGCAGGGAGCGGGGGTGCGCGACGATCGCTTGGACGATGGAGTCCATGTAGATCTCCGCGACCTGCTCCGCGGTGGCCTGCAGAGGGTGCTCCGCTTCGAGCGCGTAGCGGACGTCCTTCTCGAGGAACGTGTGCCGCATGGTCTCAGGCATCGGGACCCCTGAGCACGAACGCTTCGATCTTCTCGGCGATGTCCAGGTGCTCGTCGATGCTGCCCGTCCCAGCCTGCATCGACTTTTCCAAGGCCCACCTACGCAGCGCGATGCGGTCCTCGACCGGCACGACGATCCCCGGTGACTGCTCAGTCATTTGATCGTCACCCGGGCTTCGCCGAGCTTCTGGAAGGCGTCGACGGCGGCGCCGGGCAGGAGCTTCTTCACGGCGGTCTGGTCGACGGCGGGCTTGTAGAACTCGGGGCGCTCCTCCGGCGGGAACTGCGCGGCGAAGGCGGCGGCGTCGAAGCGGGCGTTGCGGGCGATGCTGACGGTGAGGCCGGCGAGGGTGTGGGAGCCGTAGTCGAGGTCGCGGAGGACCTTCTTGATCTCGTCCATGCGGGCGAGGTCGGGGGCGGTGCGGGCCTGCAGGTCGGCGTACTCGGCGACGAGGTTGTCGTAGGTGGTGTTCATGGCGGGGTGCTCCTTAGCGGGTGTGGGCGGTGCGGCGGCCGGTGGCGGTCGCGGTGGTCGGATTGGCCAGGGCGGTGAGGATCTGGCGGAGGGTGGCGCGGGCCCGGGAGGGGTGGCGGTGGCGCGGGGTGGTGGACACGTGGTGCTCCTTGGTGGTGACCTGGTGCGGGTCAGTGGTTGTGCGGGTGGGTGAGGTCGAAGACCGCGCCGAGGGTGGCGAGCGTGGCGAGGATCAGGCCTGCGCCGCTGAGTTCGGTGGCGGGGATGCCGCCGGCGATGAAGAGGGCCAGGCCGAGCGCGATGACCGGGGCGGCGAGGATGAGGGTCCGGCGGATCGCGTGACGGTTCGTGTGGATGAGGGTCAGTTGCCCCATAGGTCTCGCCGTCTCGGTGGTTCGGGGGCCTCGTTGGGGCGGGGCTCCCACTGGGCTTCGTCGGCCGCCTGGTTCCGGGCTTCGATCCACTCGGTGAGCTTCTCGACGTCGTGCTCGGTGAAGGTGAGGCGGTTGCGCTCGAGGCGGGTGCCGATGCCGGATTCGCGGGCGAAGCGGCGGACCGTGGTCTCTGGGAGGCCGAGGGATTCGGCGATGAGGGCCGGCGGCATGTACCGCGGGGCGGCGCCGGCGGGCTGTGTGCTCACGCCGGCACCTTCTCGAGGAGTGGGATGGCGGATGGGGTGAGCTCGGCGATTGTGGTGTCGAGGAAGAAGGCGATGCTCACAAGCTCCGTCATGGTGAAGTCCGTGTGCCCGTTGATCTTCCGACCGAGGGTTGTCTTGGGGATTCCGGTGGCGAGGGCCACCGCGCTCTGGGACTTGCCGGAGCGGTGGATCGCTGCTGCAACGCAGTCCGCGATCTGTTTGGTCAGTGTCCGTTCCATAGAGATGACTCTACGGTCCATTTGGACCGGTTGCAACCCTCAAAGTTCACGTGTTTGGGTGGTTTGCGGTCCGAAACGGTGTTAGTGTGGCCCACATGGACCCGAAAACCGAAGCGATGACCAAGGCGTTGCTGGAGCAGCTGCGCATTGAGCGAGCCGCCGCGGATCTCTCCTATGTGGAGATCGCGCGACGGCTCGAGATGGGGGAGCAGAGTGTGCGCCGCTACTTCAAGGGTGAGCGCGACATTCCGATGCCGATCCTGGTCGGCCTAGTGCAAGTGCTGGGTATCGACCTCGATACGCTGGTTCAGCGAGCTGCCGCACGCCTCGCATAGCGTGTCTGGCGGCGCATGGTGTGCCAGGAGGGCGGCAAATTCGGTCATCATGATCGGCTTGCCGCCCTTCTTCTTTGCGCGGGCCGTCGTCGGACTCACCCTCCAGAGCTCGGACAGCTCGTCGACCGACAGGTCTGCCGCGAGCTGCATGTAATCCATCAAGGCCGTTCTCCCTCATCCTTACTTTCGAACATGTGTTCTAGCCGCGATGACCTCATCCTAGGCCTGCATCCCGACAGGTGTCACGCTACGGCGCTCGAAATGAAATGCATAGACATTCCACGGGAAAACTCAAATAAACCATTGAATAACTAATTCATTGGTCTAATGGTTTAGTGAACCACTATCGCCGGCGTCGGCCCGGGGCGGGGCTTCGTGGTCGGCGCTCGGTCTAGACCCGCGCCAGGAGCTCCGCCTTCTTCCCCGCGAACTCCTCATCGGTGATGACCCCGGCGCCATGGAGCTCGGCCAGTGAGCGCAGCGCCTCGAGCGGGTCCGAGCCGCCGGCGGCCAGCGTCTCGGGCTCCGGCGCGGCGCCGCGCAGGAGGGCGTCTGCCGCGGCGACGTCGTCCGTGCGCGTCATCTGCGCATAGATTTTCAACGTGGTCTGGGGATCCTCGTGGCCAAGGCGCGCCTGGACGATGTGCACGGGCACGCCGGCCAGGAGCAGGTGCGTGGTGTGGGCCTTGCGCAGCTCGTGCACCCACGCGGCCCGGGGCATCCGCCCCTCCTCGACGAGGCGGCGCATGAGCGGCTGCCAGGCCAGCTTGTGGAACCGGCTGTTGTCGACGCGGCGCCCGGACGGCTCACGGAACAGCAGGGCGTCATCCTCGAGGCTGGCCGCGTGCTCCTGCAGGGCCACGGAGAGGTCGCGGTCGGCGGCGATGTGTCGGCGCGACTTCGAGGTCTTAGGTAGGCCGACCACGTCGCCTGACATGCCGTCCTTGTAGGCGCGGACCACGTGCACGGTGGCGCGCCCGTCCGCGTCGAAGGTGAGGTCGCGCCGGCGTAGGGCAGAGGCCTCGTTGAAGCGCAGTCCGGTGAAGCCGAGGACCTGCAGCATGAGCCGCCACCGCTCGGGCACCTCGGCGATGAGCATGTCGAGCTCGTCGGGGGTGATGTAGTACGGCTCGCGGCCCTCGCCGCGCTCGCCCCGGGTCATTCTGGCGGCGACGTTGCGCGTGATGCAGGGTTCCTCGCGGGCGAGCTCGGTCTTGAGCGCCGAGGACAACAGGGCGTGGATGTTGCGCTTGGACTTGTCGGCGAGCGGCTGGCCCTTGGGGACGCGGGTGCCCACGCCGGGGGAGACGAGGCTGTCGAGCCACTGGGCGACGTGCTCTGGCTTGAGCTTGTCGGCTGGCGTGAGGCCAAGCCGGGTGCCGGTGATGTGGGTGGCGGCGTGGCGCCGGTACTTGGCGATCGTGTCGTCCTGGGGTTTGCGCAGGGTGTCGATGTGGCGGGTGACGAGGTCTTGGACGAGTGGGGCGGTGGAGTCCACGCGCTCGCGGGCCTCGGTGGCCAGGGCCAGGGTGTTGTGGTTGGCGTCGAGGAAGCTCTTGAACGTGAGGGCGTTGTCCTCGTCCTGGAAGGTGCGGGAGCTGGGTGTGGCGGCGCCGGGCTCGCGCCAGACGACGCGGTAGCGCGGGATCCCGGCGGCGGTGAGGCGTGTTTGCAGGCTGGCCAT